CCAAATTATAATCACACACCCCAGCACGATATAAGAAAGTACAGTGTAGATGCTCAACTTGTCTCCCAATATTAAACTTGCCCCATTGCACATTTGGCTCTGAGTCAATGTTATCAATCTTGCCAGTTACTTCATTTGTGTCTGGCATATACGGCGGGGTTAATACTTGACCGCCAACAGCGCCTGTACTGGGTCCTGTAAACCGATAAAGCGTTTCTAAGACGTTAGGCTCTGGTATTGCGTCGTCATCACAACGCCACACCCACTCATATCCCATCGTATTGGCACGTTGATGAATGTGGTGCTGACCTTTTTTATCAGCATACAACCACTCCCACGCAATACCCTTGATGTCTAACATCTGAAAAAAGTACTGGTAAATCATCTGACTGCGCATGTCTTGCGGCTCGTCATTATCATCAAAGATGACCAGCTTATCCACCGGTCTTGTCTGATTGATAATAGCGTTTAGTACCAGGGGCAGTGTTGTGAAGTACCGCCCCCGTGTTGCCACGGAGCACAGTACCTTACTCACTAGCTGTCCACCTACAGATCATCAGGTTGCAAGGATTCTCAGGTGTGATGTCTTGTGGCACATCTGAAATCTCACCCTGCTCGTTGATGTAGTTAAACTCAAAGCCGGGGAAGTGGCGCTCGTTCAAACCATGAATTTTGTGATGCGGGCCCCAGAAGCCTGGTGGCTCATTCATCGGCACGGTAATTAATAGGCGTTTGCAGTGCTTTTTAAACTTCTCGACAATCTCTAAGCCGTTGTCAAGGTGCTCAATTACTTCAAAGGCAACGATGGTATCGTACTGCCCTAATATAAATTCGTTTATATCGCCACTTACAAACAAGTTATTAGCACCAGGCCACCCTTGTTCTTTGGCTACATCAATAATAATTGGATCGTAGTCTAAACCAATGTAGTTAATGTTTTCTGGGAAAAACTGTCTACCATAGCCATTGGTACAACCAAGTTCAAATATTGAATTGCCAACTAAATTCTTTGCTGCCCAATTGTATCTTGTTACTTCGCGTGGGTATACGGTGTCACCCTTAAGGAATACTGCGCGTTCCCAAAAGTTTGACAGTCTCCAGCGGTACCACTCCGTGTTGTACTTCTTAGCCAACTTTAACGAGTTAACCAAGAAGATGTTATCCCAGCCCTGTACTAGGTTGGTGTCGTGCATGGTGCCTTCACCCTTGTGGTAGATTGGGAAGTTACCTGTGTACTGTTCTCCATTCCACAACTTTTCAAACACTTCTAATACTTTAAAGCCAGCTTTTTCAGCCTCGATGCAAAACTCGGTGTCTTCACCACCACCAACGCCGTACTCTTCATTGAGTAGTCCAATTGCGTCAAATACTTTTTTGTGTATCATTACACAGAAAAATACTAAGAAGTCACGACCAGCGGGATCTGAGTGTCCCTTAATAATTCCAGAGATACCACAGTCTGGGTCACTAAATGGCTTGTCTAAAATGTCTAACCACTGGTTTGTACTCTGTTCTAGCAGGACTGTGTCGTTATTTAGCAGGATAATCTTGTCTGCTGTAGCTACCCTAATTGCTGCATTGTTGGCACCAGAGTACCCAAGCGCCTTGTCTGACCACACTACCTTTAGGTTAGGTACGGAGGTTGCTAGGTAGTCTAAATACGCCTTGGTGTTGTCTGTGCAGCCGTTGGCTGAGATAACCAGCTCAACATCGTCCATGTTGCTGTGCTTGATTACCGAGTCTACACAAGGCTTTAAGTACTTCTCGCAATGATTGTATGTGGGTATTACAATGCTATATTTCATTGATTATTGCTGTCGAAGTGTTTTTATCAATTGTTAATATACCATCACAGGCGATATTCCAATCTTCGCTGTTTGGCTCTTTTTCATCAACAAGCGGCACATTGATTTGAAGATGTTTAAAAAGATATTCTTTATCACCTTCAAATACACGCCAAACATGATCCCTTGAACCTCTGCCTTCTTGTCCCCTTGTTTTATTAAAACGGATTCTGTAGTGGTTCATACGACCTCCGCTGGCGTAGGGCAAGTACCTTGTTGTGTTGCTGGGATAACGCTTACATTAAAATGAATAAACTGAAAAGATTTGTTAGAAGCATGGCGGGTAAACGCATGAGCAAGCCAAGCATTGGTAAACATGAGCATACCGGGTTTAGGTTCAAAGTTAATCATTGAACTAGCTGGAGTAGCTTGAGTTATATCTTTTTCTGGAAGATTAATCTGCACTTTGGCTGGTCTTGGATCATGGAACACTGCTTTAGAACAATCTTTAGGTGTTTCAGTAAAATAAAAGCCCACGATCTGTGAACCAAATCCATGAATATGCTGATCCATTGCTGAATGTTTATAGTGTTCTTGACACCAAAATTCAGTAAAGACAGTATTAAATTGCGCCATTGCATATCCTTGCTCATCAAGAATATTCCAAGCCGTTTGTGCAATGTATCCAGATAGTTTATCCATACCTTTATACTCAAAAAGGTTGTCTGTCATATAGACAGGATAAATTTCATCTAGTTGCTTAACATCTTTTTTGCGTTTAGCTACTGCTTTTTTGCAAGCCGCTTTAGCATCAGCTAAGAACTCTGGCTTTTCAATAATATAGACCAATGATGGAAAATATTGATGAACTTGCAGTTGGTTATTTTCTTCAGTACCAACAACTTCTGGCTTTGTGGCATTACTAATTTGATTTTTAATTACATCTTCTTTTATAACATTGGCATTATTGCCCACGATATTCTCCTAGGAGGTTAGTTAGATACTACGGTTGTGTCTGCACTTGCAGGGGGTACTACTATATCCCAACTTTTGGTTTCTTCATTCCAAACATAGGGTTTATCATCAAAAGGTTTTGCTATAGGCGCTTCCCAACCCCAAATATTTTTATTTAATATCCAGCTTGGGTATGGTTGTGGAGCATAAAACACATCGTTTTCTTTATCGTATATGTAACCTATCCCAGCAAAATTACCTCTAAGGGCAACTCCACCATCTGGTTGGTTATCTGCGCCATAATGAACCCCACCTCTAGTGTTATAAGAAGTTTGAACCCAAGAAGCTGGATCTCCCCAATGCCCCGTATTAAGGACATCTTGCTCAATAACAATAACTTGAGCGACAACACCGTTTTCAATTTTTGCAAAATGTGACATAGTTAATATTTAAAAAATAATTGTTCCAGAAGAAGTAAATTTATAAGTTTTTTTACCGCCAACACAACTATATGTAGGAGAACCTGTTGTGGCAGATGCTAATCTGCAAGCAGCAATAATAACAACACCAGAGCCACCAGCCGCACCGCCGCAAGTTCTATTACCACCACCACCACCACCAGTATTAGCTGCTCCATTAGCAGCGCCATAATTACAAGATCCGCTGCCGCCGCCACCACTTCCGCCCGCACCGGGATAAGTACCATAAGTGGAAGATGCGCCACTTCCACCACCGCCAGCGTAATAAATAGAAGTTCCTGTAATTGAAGATGCTATACCAACACCGCCATTAGCACCAATAGAGCTACCATTTGAGCCTACTGCCCCCGCCCCGCCGCCACCTCCGGGTTTACCATATCCATTGTTTGTTCCGCCGTTATTACCTTGACCAACAGTTCCAGTTCCACCAATATTAGAACTTCCATTTCCGCCGTATCCACCGCCACCCGATCCACCTGAACTTCCTAGAGCGGAATACGTTCCGCCACCACCACCACCGCCAATAGAAGTAGTTGTAGTAACTCCTGTTCCAGAAAATTGTGAATTAGAACCGTTTTGCCCCGGTTGATTTCCTTTACACCCACAAGTATTTTTGGGAGCGCCAGCACCAACCGTAACTGTATATGTAGAGGCTGTTGATAAAGAAGCAGAGCCGTATAACAGTCCTCCAGCACCGCCACCACCACCGCCTTGAGTACCACCACCACCACCACCGCCACCAGCTACAACTAAATAAGAAGTTAAAACCGCACCGCTAGAACTAGCCCCAAATCCAAAGGCTTTTCCAGATATAGAACCTCTAGTAATAAGTGTTGGCATATTATTTAAATTGAGTTAAAGATGCTAAAACTGTATACGTTGGTGTTGCAGCCGTTTTAATAATTGTATAAGTATATACGTCAATACCAGAAGCATTACCAGCAGTAGGCGCACCGCCCTGCCACTTGGTTGTTACTCCAGAAGCAGTTCCATCAATATACACCGCAGTATTGTAATACGCAGTTGTGGTTTGAGTTGTTAGCAATGCCATAGTTACTGATTGACCTGTTGCCAAAGCTGAAGCCATTGTTGTTCCAGAACTAAATACCAAACTAATAATCCAGTTATTAGCCGCATTGGAAGTGTAATACTGAACCGCACCGCTATTCAAGTAGTAGTTTTGAGTAGAAGCAGGGTAGTTTGCAATAATGCTAACTGTTTCAGCCGCATTTAAAAGCACTTCAGCTAGGATACTGCTTGTGCCATTAAATGTCTGTGTGCCTGTCCAAGTATTGTTTGCGCTAGTAGTTACAGAAAGACCAGAGTATCCAGAGTATCCTGAAAAGCCAGAAGTAGCAATACCTGAATAGCCGCTAGTACCAGAGTAACCTGAAGTAGCAATACCTGAGTAACCAGAGAAACCAGAATAGCCTGATACCGCTACGCCAGAGTAGCCAGAGATACCAGAGAAACCTGAGTAGCCCGATACTTGTGCGCCAGAGTAACCAGATAATCCTGAGAAACCAGATACCCCAGAGCCAGAATACCCAGAGAATCCTGAAATTCCTGATCCACTGTAGCCAGAGATACCAGAGCCACTGTAGCCAGAGATACCAGAGCCACTGTAGCCAGAGATACCAGAGCCACTATAGCCAGAGTAGCCAGAGATACCAGAGTAGCCAGAGAATCCACTATAGCCAGAGATACTAGAGCCACTGTAGCCAGAGATACCAGAGCCAGAGTAGCCAGAGATACCAGAGTAACCACTATAGCCAGAGATACCAGAGTAACCACTATAGCCAGAGATACCAGAGTATCCAGAGATACCAGAGAAGCCACTGTAACCAGAGATACCAGAGTATCCAGAGATACCAGAGAAGCCACTGTAACCAGAGATACCAGATCCAGAGAATCCAGAGATGCCAGAGTAGCCACTATAGCCAGAGATACCAGAGAAGCCACTATAGCCAGAAATACCAGAGAATCCAGAGATACCGCTGTAGCCAGAAATACCAGAGTATCCAGAGATACCACTGTAACCAGACCAACCACTTATTCCGCTAAATCCTGAAATACCATTTGCAATGGCAAATATAATTGGAAGCGCATTTGCAAAACCTGTTGTTCCAGTTCCGGAAGAACTTACTAATGAAACTGGAATTGTAAAATATGTTGTGTTATTGGTTGGTGTAGCAGTTATAACCCAAGTCTGTGAATTGGCGCTGTTAGTTTGATCTTGTATAACTATGTCTTCAGTTGCCTGAAGTAATGCCAAGAAAACAGTAATATCTACACTTGTATCTGCAAGTGTACTAACATTTAATTGAGTTGCGCTAGTTTGTACAACATTATTCCACGATAATTTTAATGCTCCTGGATTACCCGAGGTTAAAAGTGTATTAGCTGAATAATAATAATAATTGCTTGATATGCCACTTGCACCAGAATATCCTGATACTCCAGAACCTGAATAACCAGAGATACCACTGTAGCCAGAGATACCACTGTAGCCAGAGATACCACTGTAGCCAGAGATACCACTGTAGCCAGAGTAGCCACTATAGCCAGAGTAGCTACTATA